TGATAGATCAATGCCATCAAAAGTGAGGGTAACCTTCCGAGCGTCAGTCGTAATCTTCACGATCTCTTGATGACGGCGATCAACTGTTATATTGCCAGAACAAGGCCACTCCTCCACTGAGTCCAGCTCGTACTCCACGTCGATGCGCTCGAGTGGTACCTCCAGGATCTCAGCTACCCGGTGAGCGCTCTTAGCTGGCACGCTGTCGTCCACCCACGCCACAGCAAGCGGCGTAACCTCGGCAGCACGCCACCCGTACTCGTGCTCGATCACCTTGCCCGATGCCGCGACCTTGATAACCACCAGGTGCTGACGAGCTCGCTGGCGACGTATGTGCTCGTTGACCGCGCTCAATAGATCAGTCCACGCGTAAAAGCCACACGAGCAGTCCTCATCGGGCACCGCGTGTTTGCGCGGAGGAATTCCGAACAGCACGCCCGCGTACGGTGAGATGCAACTTGCAACGTTCAGGCCTGGCTTCCAGTGGTTACCAAACTTAAAGACACTAGTCACGCAATCATCCTGCGTTGGATCCGCAAACCACTTTTCACCGTTGAAGTTAGCGTCGGTTTGAACGTAGCGTACCAGCCGGTAGCCAATCACCGCACCACCTCCACCTTCTCACGCTTCGGTATCTCAACGGGAACGGCCCTCTCCCCTTCCTTCTTGGTCGGCCAGTTCTCCACCGGGATTGCCCGCTCGGGTCTGGGCACGTTGGTGTGAACCTTCTTTATCTTGCCGATGTCCATTAGACCACCACGTCTCCACTAACCTTAGCCCGGGCGGCTGCTAGAACTTCATCGTCAACGTTCGTCGGGTTGACCACTGGCACGTAGTAGTTCCCGTTCGGCCCTTTTCTCTGACTGTTCGACAGCTTGACCGCGCATTTCATCATCCCCCGCTGCGCCACGATCGTATTCAATAGCTTACCCGTGCGTAGCGCAGACTTGGTGAACGTCATAGCTGCCAGTGCCTCGAAGTCCACCACGTACATGAGGTACGAGTACTGAAAGTTGCACAGTGGCGGGGTGTTCTTGCCCTTGTCTCCCTCAACCCACTGCGACATCAGACAAGACGCACAATCACCCCCCGGGTCACCAACACCAACCTTTGAGTCCTTGGAAAAACACAGGACCTCGCGGGTATCATCGTCACGCATCTCCCTGCGCTTAGTGAATGCCACCGGCACTACGATCAATTCATCCTCTGGCTCGTACCCAATCAGGATCCACTGACCTGGGCGAGCCAGCCCATCCTGCACCTCGGTCGTCAGCCCCTGCGCAAGCCGCAGTCGAGGAATAACCACGTCATCCTGATCAAAGTCAGGTGTTTCTGAGTAGTTAGCCAATATAGTGCCAGCATTCTCAACACCATCGCCAACAACCTCATCAACCGCCTTGGTCTCATCCTGCTCGATCATGCCCTCGAACGAGGGTTCCACCACTTCGTCCTTCTTCGCCTTAACCATCATAACTCTCCTTGTTGGCATCGAGGTACCCCTCGATCAGGTCCAAGTGCATGTTGGAGATGAGTCTCCCGTTCAGCACATTGGATATCGTTGATGGGGCCAGGTCAGTTCCTTTTGCCACTCGAGCGCGGGCACCCCATCCCATCAGATCTACCCGCTCGATGATACTTCCCAACCGATCGCGGTACGCCTTGGCGCCACCGGCGGTCAGGATCGCACTGCTCTCTACTTCACGCGCGGCCATCAGCCTCCTCCAATCGTAGTCGTCCCATCATAATTCTCCTTTTCCAATCCTCGTCATCCAAGCGGATCCAATCGTTCAACCTAGCTGCCACGTCCTGAGTACTCAAGATAATTGCACACCCCGGGTCGCCGCAGATACACACACCCCTAGAAAAGCCCCACTCGTGGGAGTGATCGTCACCAACATCAGCCACAGAGCCCAGCCTCCACGTACCTCACGCACATGAAGAACAACTCAAGGACTAGGTGGACTGCGGTTATCGCAAAGATACCAGCACACACACCTACCGCTAAACCTTGCCTAAAGGTGAACTTCACCAGCTCTTCTCTCACGTCCTCATCCATCATAACTCCATGAGGTTGATACCCCACGCTGCGAGGCGTTTGAGCAGAGCCCTTCTATATAAGATGGCTACACTCGCTGTCCTACACACGGTCTTTGTGAACCGTATGGGTATGCGAGTAGTGTGCACATAGGGCACGTAAACCTTACGGCCAGTTGCCACATCCTGCATCTGTGCATAACTTCTGGTGTTGTTGTACTTGACCTTGTAGTATTCCATGACTCTCCTATAATTGCCCGGAACTGCTCACCACCAATGAAAGGGTGGATCCCTGTGAGTCAGTCCCGGTCCGCCAACTCTGATTATATTACAAAACTAACCGTTATGGTCAGCCCGACCAGCACACTTAGAACAAGAACAAGGACAAGACAAATTAGGCGTGTCAAAATGATCGCACACTGTCAACACCTCTTCCTTAATATTGTCCTGCGAGATGGCCGGAGTAAGTGGTCTGCCAAACTCTCGCTCCAGCACACTGGCGATCCTACCCAGCTCAAACACGATGGACGCTTGGATCTCAAGCTCAAGCTCTAACGCACTATCACCGAGGTAGCCCTTGTCCGCAGCGCGCTCAACCTTTTGTAGTAGTCGCTCTCCTTCGTTCATCTTACTCTCCTTGTTTCGTCCATGCGGATCAAAATCAACCGACGGAGCATCCGTCGTGCTTGCGTCGGGGTAGTCCGAACTTGTTCTTCATCTCAGCCTTACCTTAACCCACGTCCAGGCGTCGCGCCACAGGTGGTAGCGCCTACTCCGCTGCTTCATCAGTCCTCGCTTCCGTGTTAGCAATCTGATACAACTTATCGTGCACCGCTGGACTGAGGTCGGCCTTCATCCTAGCCCACTCCCTGAACTCGTCGCACCGGAGGTGACCGCAGGTCAGGCTGTCACACACCGTTGGCTTACTCTTCATCGTGCCTCCTCCTCCTCGGCGAGGGCCATCAAGCTAATTATGGCTCGATCCCGCACCCATTTGGCATTCATAGTGCAATCTTCGGCATCAATGGATTCGGCCATAGCTCTCTCGCCGGCACCACAAAATTCTTCCAATGTTTGTTTGTATCTCTTCACCCGCTGTTGGAGATACTCGATGCAAGCCAAGTGGCCGTGGTTCCACTCCTCGGCCTCATCCATAAGTTTTCCACAGCGCTTGCACGGGGAATTATCACTCATGCCTCCTCCTCTGCGAGGGCTTCCTTTGCAATCCGCCACGGCTGTTTAGTGCCATAAAATATCGGTATGCCCTCATAGACCACCGGATCAGAAAGTTCTCTCAATCCGTTCTCCAGCCTATCCACCCGCTGTTCGAGGGCTTTGGCCTCCCGCACAAAAACCTGCCCCATCTTGTCATCGGGCTCAAAGTACAGGTGAAGTAAGTCGCTTAGTTGGTCAGTCATGCTTCCTCTCCCTCCCTCAAGTCGCGTGTTTCGTGATAGCTACAGTCTTCTTTGTCGCACATTATTGACACTTTCCCCTCAAATTGCTCTCGGTCAATCCAAGCAACGTAGCCGCAAGACGGACAACTGATCTGTGCGTACCACTCAAAGCTATGCAACGGACCTTTCAGTAGGGTTGGCTTGTCAGTCAATGCCTTCCCTCTGTGGGGATTTTACCATTCACGACGACGCACAGCAATAAGAGTGCAGTATTAAGTAATTCACGATGCCCGTCTATATATACCCATGTGCTAGCCCCAGATGGATGGGGGAGCGGAACGATTGGAAGCTCTCTGCCGTACAGGCCATAAGGGTTGGCCATATACCAGTTCCCGATATATTTGCTCAAAGGTCCGCCGCTTTCGTTCAAGCACGACAGTATGGATAACTTGCCCACAGGCACGACTACCTCTGGACCAAAGGCCATAAGGCTTTCCTTTAGCCTCTGCCGTTCATCATCTATATCTTCCTTGCTGGGGGCAATGTGCGACCCATTTACTGCGCCAGGGAAGTATCCGACGAGTGCCGAGTAAAGGAAGTGGCGTTCTATGTCATCGCCGGTTATCCCTACTGAATAAAGCCATTGGTTGAGCGACGGCCAATCGTGGGGCGTAAGCTTGTTCCTCGGCATCGCCTGACCGATAAAAGCTGTACGCAACAAAGGTCCTTGGTCGAGACTTGCCTGCATGTACTTATTCAGTTTGTCACTCATGCTTCCCTCCTTAGTTCTATAATGGTCATTATAGTCCCAACAAATCTAGCCCACCAGCGTTGAGCTTTGATAGAGCTATCTCAAGATCTCGCACGCTATCACGACCACCTCTTAGATGCTTTTGAATATCCTTGTTGAGCTTGGCGAACATCTTGTGCCTAGCCCCCTCAAGAGTGAACGCGTGGTCAAACTTGCACCCGTTCCACCAAAGAGTGAACTCGTTGCCCTCCTTGGCAGCAATGCCGTACGTCGGGGAGCCAACGAACGTGAAAGATTGAATATATGTAATAGACACTACAAACTCTCCTCTGCCAGCAGGGCCTTGTACCACTCCGCCGCGCCCCGGTTCACGCCCCGCTTGATCTGGGGCCAGAAGTGGGCGAACAGCTCGTCACGCACCTCACCCGCGTGCTCCTCCTCGACGTCCCGCACAATCTCGCGCATCACCAATGGGATGTCCTGAGGCACTCCCTCGAGCTCACCCGCCTCGCGCAAGTGCTGAACGGCCTTCATCCACCGCGCCTCAGTCGCAAGTCCTTGAGTGAGCTGAACTATGAAGTCACCCTGTCCAGGGTTGCGCTCCTTCCAGCCCTTGCTGTGCCGCTCCCTAAAATCCTTGGAGACCATCTTCGCCATCAGCACCTTGCCGTCGCGACCGAACGCGCTGTAGTTCTTGAGCACAAGGCCCTCGATCTTTCCGCCACCCAGCACACTCTCCACATCTAGCAGAGCGGTGACCTCTGCGATGGTGGGCTTAGTGTTGAACGTGATCAACCTGGGCACGCACTCCAGATCCAAAAAGTTGGCCTCGCTTTCTAGCATGGCCCAACTCGCTAAGTAGTCTTGGTCCCCGCGGTCAATGTCGAACAGCATGATGTTCCCGCGCGGCACCCGATCGTACGCCATGGTGTTGTGCTCGGGCTTGGATAAGTATTCGCCGCGATAGACCCACCCCTCGTGCAGAAGTCCCTGCTGGTGGATGTCCAGCACAGTTTGAACGCCTAACTTGAACATCCCAGGATCCTCCAGGTCGATCTGCGCGTTACGCGAACGACACGCCAGCTCGCCTTCCATGAGCGCGAAGCTAAACTGCGACCCGTCGATCTTCTCCGTGGCGGTCACGGGTTCGTCACCCCAGAATTGCTTCAACCCCGCGTGGCCGAGGTTCAATGGTGAGCTGTACGATCTGATCTTACTCATGATCTCCCTATCCACCCACCGCTTGCATGATAATCTCAATCGCTCGCCACTCTGGGTTCATGACGTAGCCAATGAGTCCTGATACGGCCGCGAATAGACCCACGCCGCCAACCAAACCAACTATGCCGGCGCTCATCCAAAAAGAAAACGCCTTGTTATCGTATATGTTCGCGGGCTCGTGTCTCAGCGCCCCTCTCGCTAGTAGAGCCGCGACAACTAGAGCAACGAACGAAACACCAAGCCATATAAAGTGCTGGAAGATCCGCACCTGCACCTCAAGCATCGCCAGTTCGAACCCTCTCTGCACGGCCGCTTCACCGAGCCATTTGATGTACTCGATCAGTTCTTGTATGTCCAGCTGTGTCATTTTGATCTCCATAGTTTTTGTATCAGACTTTCCGTTCCCGTGTAGTACTCATCGTATCGTTCGTACAATTGCTCGCGAACTTCTAAAGACTCAGCGCGCAAACGCACCGCAAACTTCTTGCAAGTCTCGTGTCCATGGTCCTCGGCCCTCCGTATGCAGAAGTCCACGTCGCCATCGTTGAGGTTCCCATCATCTAGGACTATATGGAGGCAGCAGCCAACACCGCCCACATCATAGACCTGCTTGGCGCCTTCGATCAGTTCTGTAATAGACATTATAGTCCCTGCTCTTTTCCAACAGGACAGAGATCCGCTACAAAGCTGCTACGTGAATTGCTTCTTTGGCCATCTTATTACGATCAGCATCTGGGTACGCTCGAACCTCTTCCCAAAGCTCATCAAGCTCTTCCTTTATAACAGCCCAACCTTCATGCTCCGAGTTGATGTCTGGGAATTGCATTGATCGCTGCACTTCTTGTCGAACACTATGAAGTACTAAATCTACTTGAGTCAAGTTAGTCATTTGATCTCACCCTCCATCTTATCCAACGCATTAATGAGGTTCACACGGATCTCCTTGTCCTTCACCTGTTCCACCATCGCAAGTGCCATCCAGTAAAGGAGGTTGAACACCAGCGTTTGCCGTCTGACCCTCTTTCCAATCATTTTGATCATCAGTCCTCTCCCCACGATGCGTGCTGCCCGTACTTCTTATCTTCCCAAGCCAGCTTCCGCTTGTGCCAGGCATGCCACTCATCGGTGATACCGCCCGCAAGATCTGGGAACACAGGATGTGGTGTGAACATCTCAGGCTCCGCGTCCTTCATCGCCTCGACGTACTCCTTGGTGTGCCCGCGCTTGCGTGCCATCACTGGACGTCTCCTTTAGACTGGACTGCCATCCGCTCGTTGAACACCGGGCCGTCAATTATCGCGATCTTGAAGCCGTGCTCAGTGGGCACCTCGAAGTGAACCCTCTCGCCGACGGCCTTGGCCACCTCGCCGGTGAACGTGAAGCCGAGGGGGACGCCGCTGAGTACGCCGACCACCGCACCCATCATCATCGCCTCTTCCTCATCCTTCCCTACCCAATCGAACAGGTTGGTGATGAACTTGTTCCCATCCTCGTCCTCAAAGATCGGGGTGAAGCCGTTGCGCACGAACTCTAGTTCCTCTGCTGTGAGTGCCATCGTTGCCTCCTGTTGTGGGTGAGGTCCCCGCCCTCCGAGGAACGAGGACCCCAGCCCGCAGCTCAGTGAATGAGCCTGGTTATTGATTTGAGTGTAGCCGCCCTTGGCCTAGGATCTCACCGGTGGCGCTGACTACCAGGCCACCAACCATGAGGGCTACCGACACCGGTCGTTGAGCTAGCGCGTGCTTCCCGCAGAAGAACGAGTGCCACATGCGAAAATTTCCGCACTCGCACACCCTGCACTCGTTGTCCATCAGCAGTCGCCCCGTGCTCTCTGGCCTTTGCGTCAGGAGTGGTACACCTGACTGCATCAATTCGCTCCTCATAGTTGTACTCCTCCATTCCTGACCCGCTCGGCTTCATCGGCTGACGAGCTCGCGTGCGCACTTTAGAACTTGACCGCTCCACGTGGGCTTCGGTGGTTGATAGGTCTCTGGTAACTCAAACATCAGCCCCGTCTTCCTCAGCAGCGGACTCCGCCACACCCTTTGATTGGTGACGGCGGTTCGCCTACCTTGTGCTTTCTTTAGTACTGTCATTACTCAATTCCTTCCTGCAGGGCCGCGAAGTCGTCCCACTCAGCGATCATGGTGGAGATCTGCGACCACCAGCTTGCTACGATCGATTGCTTATCACCCTCGGACTTTTTATCTGTGGTTTGGATGCCCTTCCATGCATGTTTCAGATCAGCAATGGCGTCCATTCCGTCATTCATGTAGTTCACCACTTCGATGGTGTCGACCACTGGCTTCTTACGATGAACTCCAGGGCGCACTTCCATGGTGTGCTCGATGATCGCACCGGTGGTCATGCCCATCACCTGCTTAAAGCCGCTGGACCCCTGCTTGATCACCGCATCCTCGACCTCGATGGCCAGTGCTGAGACGTCGCGGTCCTTGAACTCGTCGGCTTTCTTGATCGCGGCCTTCCGCTGAGCTTTGGATAGACCCGGCACGTTGACCACAGCTCGTAGTCCTGTTGCCCGGGTGATGCTGATCTGCCCCGTCTCCAGCTCCTCGAAGAGATCGGAGTGGTTTTGCTCTAGGTCACGGGCAACGGTCAGTTGCGCGCTGCCCACTCCCAGCTGCTCCGCTACCGCTTTGACGGAGACGGTTTCCTGTGAAACCGACTCTGGGTCTGGCCCATCACGACCATACTCACTGTCAGCTGTCAGTCGCGCACCAACCGCAGCCCGCTGTCCCGGCGATAGGCTGCGGCGGATCAGGTTGATCGACACCACGTAGGACAGTGGGTCGTCACCCTCGTAGTCCCTGAATTTGGGATCGATGCCCAGCTCGTCGACCGCCGCCAACCGGTTGCGCCCGTCCAACACCTCCCCGTTGTAGATGGTGATGGGCTCCAGCTGCCCGTGCTCCCTGATGTCATCTCGGAGCGTGGCGAACTCGTCAGCTGAGAGCATCGGGAAGTACTTGCTCAATTCATGCTCCTTGAGCTTGCCGTTCTTCTTACTCATTCACTGCCTCCTGTTGATTAGTGTTCCCCAACCCCTTGACCAACTGTGAATATATTGTCACACTATCTCTTCATGTCCAGCCTCCCTTTCTTGAGTCTTCAACCAAGCGTCGATTAGCATTGGTGCTTGAGGCAAAGATTCGAGGTTCTCATTGGACACGCCCTGGCAGAACTTCTCCATTAGTGCATTCCGCTCCCACTTCGCCTTCTTGACCGCCCACTCGTTGTCGAACTTTGCCGCCTTGGCGTCCCGCTCGTCCTTCATCAGTAACTCCCTTCATACATGCTTCGCTCCATGTCCTGGCGCGGCCCACTGTCGTCCACCTTGTAGGCTGTGTAGATCCACCGCTCGTCCAGGTTCCAGTGGACCAGCAGCCTCTCGAAGTCCTCCCGATCGGTTACGTACACCCGCCTGCTGAGCACGAGCCCCTTGTACTTGGCGGTGTAGCTGAAGCTCGTGAAACCGTCAACCGGGTCAAAGCTGTAAACCACACCCGCCCCCTCGAGGACCGCAGGCTCGTCGGGCTGCCAGTCAGGGCCGAACGACTTCTCGCTCACGTTGTCCTCTCTTTCATGCCCACAATATACCACATGTTTATATATTTACAGGGTACTAGGGTACCATATTCACTCTAAGTTCATATTCACAACACCGGTGAAGATGTAGGCACAAAAGGAGGGCAGACTGCCCGGGTTTGTAGTAAACTATGGGTGTCACCAAGCCATGATGATCACACACCTTCTTACGCTCGCCTTGCTGCCCATGACGGGTCTCTCCCGGCTTGGTGGCTGCTTGTTGTGGGTGGCAAGATGAGCGGAAGAACACAAGAACATGTGATCTACGGGCTCTATCAGAAGTATCACCCGAGGAACATCCTCTACGTTGGGAGCTGGCCGAAAAATAAGAAGGGCGGGCCGGCCGAGAGATTGCACCAACATCAAGCCGGAGAGTGCAGGACAACGGTAAAGTGCGCCGCTCGCGATGGAGTTCCACTGGAGAGCGCAGAGATCCTGGGCGTAAAAAGCTCTGGCTAAGATGTGGAAGACACGCAAGCGTAAAGACCCTGAAAACAACGCCGCGACTAAGATGTGGGAGACACGCAGGCGTAGGTATGGCCCATCTGGTGGAAACGGATCACAAAAGGAGATCAAGTGAGCGACGAGGTTCTAAGTTTAGCCCGCCAATACGCAAGTGTGTTGGGGTGGCGATTGATCCCACTTTACGCGCTCGGATCACGCGCAAAACGGCCAAGAGGCAGCCGCTGGCCCGAAAGATCCACGAACTCTATTGATAGAATTGAGAATTGGTACGCCTCTTACAAGGACGACTCGGAGGGCATCTCGTTCGGCGTCGTGACTGGCGAGGGGTCGGGTATCTTTTGTATTGACGTTGACGATCCCGACAAGGGATGGTTAGATTTACTCGAGGATAAGGGAGAGCTTCCAAAGACTCCAACGGTGCTCAGTGGCAGTGGCGGTCATCATTACTATTTTGCTTACCCGTCAGATCGCGTGGTCAGCAGCGGTACGAGCATACCTGTCAAGGGAGTCGATATCAGGGCAGAAGGAGGAATGATTGTCCTTCCACCCAGCCCTCACCCAAGTGGTAATACTTATGAATGGCTAAACTCTCCGTTTGACTCCACAATAGCAGAATGCCCGGCTTGGTTGCTAAAGGCCATCAAAGAACAAGCTGGAAACACAGATTGGCTCCCGTTAGACGCAGTTTGGGACGTTGATCAAAACGGACACTTACATCATTACGCTCGTATGTTAATTCACACAGATTGGGACGAGGACGAGATCCGTCAGCACTTCCTAACCAAGTGGCGATCAGGAGAAATACCTGATACCGACCCATTAAACAAATGGACGGAAGCCAGCATCCTCGAGCCGGTGGCAAGTGGTATCAAAGCCGCGCTCGACCAGATGGAGGCGAAGGTCCCGAACGTGAATGGGAGCGAGCCACAGCAGCCGCTCCGGTTCGGCTCACCGCTCGGGCTGACGGACGAGGACAACGCCATCAGGCTGGCCTACTACTTTGACAGGAAAGTACTTTATGCCACTGGTCCAGGTTGGCACGTTTGGGATACCCAACGGTGGAGACACGACCCGGAGTCACTACTCGTCGGCCGGCTGGCGGAACGGACCACCAGGCGGATCCAGGCGGAGGCGAACCAGCACGGTGGAAAGGACGCGGAGAGGCTGCGGAAGTGGGCAAAGGCGAGCCGCAACGTTTCCAGGATACAGGCAATGGTCAGCCTCGGTCGCAAGCAAAAGGATGTAAAGATCGAGCACGAGGAGCTGGACGGCGACGCCACTGTTGAACTCCTCAACGTCGCTGATTGCACACTGAACCTCCGTACCCTTGAGTGTAAGACTCCAGACCCAATGGATCGTATCACCAAGGTTTGCCCGTACCCCTGGGACAGTGAGGCACCGCACGATGAGTGGCTGCAAACTTTAGACTATGCCTTTGGTGGCGATCAACAGATGATCGATTTCCTCCAACGGGCCGTTGGCTACAGTCTCACCGGACTGGTACCGGAGCACATGTTCATATGCTGGGGCGCCCTGGGGATGAACGCCAAGTCCACGATTATGGAAAACCTGTACGGTGCGATCGGCTCCGACTACGCCACGAGCTTCAACGCCAGAGCAGTGATGGGAGCGGGGAACGAGAACTTCGCGCTTTCCACGCTAGCTGGGATGCGCGGCTCGAGGTTCGCCACGGCCAGCGAGACCGGCGAGAACGACTTCCTCAACGAGGATCTGGTCAAAGCGGTTACCGGCGGTGATACCCTCTCGGTGAAGTTCATGCGGCAGGACACCTTCGAGTATCGACCGCGCTTCAAGGTGTGGGTGCGCACCAACAACAGGCCGAAGGTAAAGTCAACGGATGACCCCATCTGGCGCAGGTTGGTGCTGATACCATTCACCAACCAGGTGCCAGTCGAGGCTCGTCGCCCAAGGTACGAGGTCGACGAGATGCTAACCGCCGAGCGTCCAGGAATTTTACGGTGGGCCATCGAGGGTGCGCAACAGTTCTTTGAGCGGGGGTTTGACTTTCCGCCACAGGTGGTGGCGGCTACCGCTGAGTACCGGGCTGACAACGATCCGATAGGGATGTTCGTGTCCGAGAACTGCGAGCTGGTCAAGGACGAGAGTTGCTACCGGTCTGAGTTCAAGCGGCAGCTAGACTACTGGGTACAGGAGCAGTACAACTGGCGAAAGGGTCCCAGCACGATGAAGATCACCGAGTACCTACAAAGTCACTACGATGTTGGAGTGGAGAGCACGGGCGGGAACTCGAAATACATAGGCATTAAAACACTGGCCGAGCCAGAGGAGTGGGAAGGAAGATGAAAGTTGCACCGTGAGAGTTACCAAACTACCGAAATATGGGTATTTCCTTATTACCCCTTAAGAAGAAGTTGTATAGTCTAGTATAGGGAAAAGGCTAAAACCGGTAATTTGGTAAGAAACTAGAACTTTTGTTCTCTGGAGAGTTTGATGACAGTGCTCAAGGATAGACCCGAGAAGTGCCCGCTCTGTGGTGAAATGCGGATTCAGATCAGGCTCCATGCTGGGGGAGGGGCGTCCATCCGGTGTCGAGCCTGCAAGAGCGCCTGGGAGCTACCTGACGAGGGGGACGTTGATAGAGTTCTTAGGGTTTCAGAGAAGGATGTTTCGGATCAACCTACGGAGGATAAGGATGCTACTGCAAAGTGATGTGTTCCATATACCGCTGCGAGATCGATCGGTGCATTGTGTGATGACGTCTCCGCCATATTTGGGCTTGCGCAAGTATGCCGGTGAGCAGGGGGAGGAACCTTTGGGACTTGAGTCAACCCTCGAGCGGCATGTTGAACGTACTGTTGAGTGGGCTCGGGAGATCAAACGGGTATTGCGCGATGATGGGGTGTTCTGGCTGAATTATGGGGATTGTTATGGTGGTAGCTGGGGCAATTACGGATCTCGGGAAGGCGGTCAACGAGGCGTAGCCACCAATCAGCTAGACCGCAAGGCGTGGGACAACAACACAGAACGACCGGTGGCTTCTCGCTTTCCACAAGGCAGCCTAATGATGGTGCCCCACCGCGTAGCCCTCGCTTTGCAAGCCGATGGGTGGATCGTGAGGCAGGATCTTGTGTGGTTCAAAAGAAATCCAATGCCCGAATCCGTTGCGGGAACCCGATGGGTCAAGCATCGGATCAAAGTGGGGAAGAAATACCAAGATTGCTTAGGGTGTGAGAAGTGCAACCCTAACGATGGACTCGTGTTGAAGCGCGGTTCTTGGCGGCACACTCGCGCGCATGAGTACGTCTTCATGCTTACAAAGAAGATGAAGTATTGGAGCAATCAGGAGGCGGTGAGGGAGAACGCTAATACAGAGGGTGACAGTAGATTTGAACGCACAGATAACACACAGACATTTGGTAGAGATGGAGAGGATAGTCGCAAGCGAACAGGCAATCCCACATCGGGCCGCAACCCACGCGACGTCCTCGACATTCCCGCAGCACCCTATAAGGGTGCACACTACGCGACCTTCCCGCCTGCTCTCATAGCTCCACTGATCCGTGCAACGTGTCCACAGTGGGCGTGTCCTGTTTGTGGGCAGGGATGGGCGGCGGTGGTTGAACATGACAACCCCAACAAGCTCCCAGTCGGGGGAAAGCTCGAAGCGCATCTTGAGATGGGAACGCGCAACGATGGAAACATGGGAATGGGCGACCCTACAAATAGCGTTCTCGGCTACCGCCCCACCTGCGAACACCCTCACACCCAGGAAGAAGCCGTACCTGGAATCGTGTTAGATCCATTCATGGGATCCGGTACTACTGGTCAGGTTGCAACCTTCTTTGGTAATCGATGGATTGGATTGGACCTTAGTCGGGAGTACCTGCGAGAGCAAGCAGCGATTCGGGTGCTTGAGCCAATCAAAGGAAAGTCGCTGGAGCGAATTAAACGCCTAAAAGTTTACCAAAAAGATGAGAAATAGGGTAAACTATATAGTGGTGGAACCCCCACTCCACCAATCCTTGACCTCCGAGGGCAGCCAGCGCTTACTAAAGTTGCTGGCTGTCTTCACATATTGACTGAGGGGATAAGGTTACACTATGGCGAGTACCAACATCATCCCCGTTGACGAGACTGAGCTCTCCCCCAAGCACATGGAGGCGCTGAACCTCTGGATCAAGGATCCGAACTACGCTGAGGTCGCGCGCGTCATGGGGTACTCCCGCATGCACGCCCGCCGGCTGGTGCTTGCCGCCGTGCAGGTGCGCATCCACGAGATCTTGCCCGGCGCCGACGAGTACCTGGTGCTGCAGCTCGAGATCATAGAGAAGAGGCTGTCCTACCTGGACGCCATCATCACGCGGGAGATCATAACGGATGAGGACGACATCCTTCTGATGGACGACACGTTCAAGGCCATGCAGCAGGAGCGCGGCTACCTGGCCCAACTCACCAAACTGCTAGGCCTGGCCGCCCCCGAGGAGCACATCGTGGCTATCGTACCTGCTCGGCCACTAACGGACGCAGAGAGGCAAGAGCGGATCTGGAAGCATGTGACCCACGCCCCGCTGCTCGAGGATAATGGAGACTCAGTTGACACAGCTATCCCCAACGCCGACCCTACCGATCGACCAAACACTGCAGGCGCCGACAATGGCCGCCCTGTGGATCCCTCACCCGGATAATAAACCTCAGCAGGCGGCCTACATCTGCACTGCGACTGAGCTGTTGTACGGCGGTGCCGCGGGTGGAGGGAAGTCCGACCTACTGTTGGGCCTGGCAGCAACCAAGCACCAGGTGTCCATAATCTTCAGGCGGATGTTTCCCCAGCTCGAGGCGCTGGTGTCACGGTCGAGGGAGATCATCCCGGAGGTAAAGAACGGAGCGAATTTCAACTCCGGCAAGATGATCTGGTACAAGGTGCCGGGCAAGCGGAAGATCGAGTTCGGAGCCGCCCAGTATAACCTCGACGTCCAGAAGTACCAGGGCCGTCCACACGACCTCGTTGCCTTTGACGAGCTCACCCACTTCACTGAATTTCAATATAAGTACCTGACCGGCTGGCTGCGTACTGCAGATCCGCTCCAACGCACGCGCATCGTTGGTGCGTCCAACCCGCCGCCTACGGCCGAGGGCTACTGGGTAAAGAAGCGATGGGCACCATGGGTGGACAAGAAGCACCCCGACCCAGCACTGCCTGGGGAGCTGCGGTGGTTCATCACAGATGAGGAGGGCAAGGACAAGGAAGTGCCCGGCCCCCGAATCCAGACCTACGACCTGCTGGACACGCTCAACGACCCAGACGCAACAGATGAGGAGCGTACTGGCGCGTACGCTTCAGCGATGGAGCAGGCGCCCCGTGTCAAAGTAGCAGGCGAGTGGGTGTATCCGGTGTCCCGTACGTTCATACCGGCCGGTGTTCAGGACAACCCGTACTACTCGCACGACACCAAGTACCTCTCAATGCTGCAAGCGCTGCCGGAGCCTCTACGCTCACAGTTGTTAGCAGGTGACTGGGATGCCGGTGCTGAGGATGATGCCTATCAGGTGATCCCAACCCGGCTTATCTACGAGTCGATCGCCCGGTGGGTGGAGGCAACGGACAAGCGGCTCGACCCCGGTAAGCTCATAGCGCTGGGCGTTGACGTGGCACGAGGTGGCGAGGATGATTCGGTGCTGGCTCCCCTCCATGAGGGTCTGTACATTGCGGAGCTTGTCAAGAGGCCAGGCAAGGAGACGCCGGACGGGGCGAGCGTAGTCAACATGATGCTACCCCTCGGCTTGAAGGGTGTGCAGGTGAACATCGACGCTATCGGTGTTGGTGGGGCCGTGGTCGACGCGGCCAGGGAGACGCTTACCGGCGCCAACATACGGGCGGTGAACTTTGGGGGAAAGTCCGAGGCCACCGACAAGTCCGGCGTCTTACTGCTGGGCAACGCTCGGGCCGAGGCCTACTGGAACATCCGGGAGATGATGGAAGATGGCGTCCTTATGATCCCGGACGACCCCGAACTCATAGCGGATTTAGCTGCCCCACGTTACAGACCTGTCGCTGGCAAGATCAGGCTAGAGGTCAAGGCCCAGATAAAGAAGCGCATCGGCAGGTCACCAGATGCCGGCGACGCAGTAGCGCTAGCGCTGTTCCGCTACGGGCAGTATGATATGATGGCATGGTTGGGGGAGCAGGGATATGGAGGTAAGGATGAAATGTCCACATTGCGAGACTGAGATAGACGAACACGAGGCCAACCGGTGTCTGGATACGTGGGTGGCTGAGGCTGTGATGGAGTGGCGCATAGTGGGTGGCATCATGGAAGACGGCAGGGGTAGAGGAGTTGAACTTTCAGATGGTAACCCCGCGTTCCCTTCTCGCTACAGCACCGACATAGCAGCAGCATGGGAGGTGGTGGGGCGAATTCTGGAGACATGGCTGATTGAAATAAATACGATTGACGAGTCCTTGGGTCCGGGCATGATTCCTCAAATAACCTGGAGCGTGACTATTGCAGAGGAATACAACTCGGGAGGAAGCCCAATTTGGAGAGGAGACTTCGCTGACTTCGTGGAGGCAGATACCGCCCCTCTCGCGATATGTCGTGCCGCATTGAAGGCCGCCCAATGAGATGGAGCATAGAGCAAGCAGAGCTCGTTGAGTGGTTGACCAATTATGATGGGGAGAAGTTTCACGCAGTTCTAGCAGATCCACCCTATGCACTAATCTCAATCACCAAGCGATTTGGCAAGAAGGGCAGTGCGCCCGCTAAGGAAGGCAGCGATGGGCGGTATGCTCGCTTGTCAGGTGGGTTCATGGGTCAGAAGTGGGATGGGTTCGAAAGCCTGCAGCACTACCAAGAATGGATTGCTGAGTGGTCAGCCCTGCTGATCGAGAAGGCTCTGTACCCAGGTGCGGTGTGCATGTTCTTCGGTGGCACGCGGACCTTCCACCACCTCGGCGTGGGGCTTGAGACTGGGGGGTTTGAGATCGTCGACTGCTTGATGTGGCTGCAAGGTCAAGGATTCCCAAAATCGCATAATATAAGCAAGGGAATGGACAAGGAAGCTGGAGTGGAGCGCGAGGTTACAGGCAAAGCCAAAGGCGCGGCCAGTTCCGACACTGAGAGCCTTGGTGAGTTCAAGCCAGAGTACGATGAAACGAAACCCGTTACTCTCGAGTCCGAGGTTTGGGGCAGCTACGGCACCGCGCTCAAGCCAGCCTGGGAACCCGTGTTCCTGTGCCGGGCGCCCCGCGGCAAACACACCTTCGCACAGCTGGCGGTGGAGTTTGGATCTGGGGCATTGAATATTGATGGTTCCCGAATTAGCCATGATGAACCTGAAGAACGAATGACTCCGCACTCTTCTAAAGTAGGCAAAACAACATACAACCAAGCCAAATTAAGTGATGAGCGGTCAAGTGAAGAGCGCGCGTCTCCAGCTCCGAACGGCCGATGGCCTGCCAACCTGATGCTCACCCACCATGAGGAGTGTGTGCAGGCGGGCGATGCACGCTGGGCATGTGTTCCAGGTTGCCCAGTGCGGCAGTTGGATGATCAGGTGGGGGAGCTTTCTAGTAGCTTTAGAACAACTCGCAAGAAACACGATATTCAAGGTTTTTACGGAATCCACGGTTGGACAGCCAACAATACTGACGAAGGCTATAAAGACACTGGAGGACCATCCCGCTTCTTTTACTGCGCCAAGGCCAGTCGATCCGAGAAGGACGCCGGTCTGGAGGACTTCTACTGGCAGCGTGTGGACAAGGGATTCAAACAGGTCAGTAAGATCGAATGGGAACAGCTGGACAAGAAGCAGCGTGCCCAGGGGTGCATTCATCCCACGGTCAAGCCTATCAAGCTGCTCACTTACCTAGCACTGCTCAGCCTGCCACCTGAGCTGGAAGGCCGAAGCCGACGCATGCTGGTGCCGTTCTCTGGTAGTGGTAGCGAGATGATCGGCGCTGCCCGGGCTGGGTGGGATGAAGTCGTTGGCATCGAGGCAGAGGCACAGTACACCGCGATAGCGGAGGCACGGCTGGCTCACAGCGCTGTGGAGGAAGAGGTATAATCTAAGTGGGGCCCGATACTTAGGAGAGCTCCTCTACGGCGGTGACCGCTTCCGGTAGTAAGATGATCAACGGCACGCCGAGGACATGTGGGTTCAAATCCCACCGGGTCCATTGTGTAAGACAGCGCACCAGCGCAGGCCCAGGAAACTGCCTGTATAGGTGGGAATCCTGGCCCCCTAAGCAGGGCTTCGTATCACTGCGCGTGATCACACTGAACATGGGACTGAGGTGTGGCAGAAGAGTAGGCAGGCAGATAGACAGAAAGGGAGAAAGATATGTTTTTGAAGATCGTACCAAGAGGAAGTAACGTCAACAACGAGCGAATGCTAGAATGCAAACGCTACGTAATTCGACATCCGGAATCTCCAAACGGCCTAGATATAGAAATCACCGATGGGTTCGTGTCTAGCTTTGATGTGGATGTCGCTGAGGGTAACGATGAGTTGAAGTACGGCGTGGTAATTCTGCGCTTAGACTGGGGAGATGTGTCCGCTCAGGATGTGATTATACGTTCCCCGGCAAACGTGTATGTAATGAGTGAGTCTGGAAAAACTGTAGATCGATTCGCGGTCAACTAGGTAGCCTGCCTGCCTACTCGCAATTATATGTACTTCAATTTACGTTTATGAACTTTCGGGAACATAAGGAGGCAAGATGCCAACGTTGATTTGGATGGCGATAAGTAACTGCAACTGTCCTGAGGCATTCCCTGTGATTGCTGGTTTCATGGTGTTCTTAGGTGTGTTTCTGTACTTTGATATTCGACGCTCGAGGAAGTGGATAATGGGGGACAACGATGAATAGCTGGCTGGAGTTCAAACTTCGAGAGCTGACGTGGGCGTGGAACTGTATGTTCTTCTGCTCGCGGTACGGACACGTTTTCGCGCACCCTACCCATATGTATGTGGCCATAAGAGATAAGCGACAGAGCGTGGATTGTGCCCGGTGTGCTGAGACCTACTGGGCTCCGGGGCTGTACGAGTTCCCGGACTGGATGCATCAAGGAGGCAAGTCATGAGAGTTAGTCTGGTTGTTCAGCACGTGGCATTCACACTGCTGGTGCTCTTCCCGCTGTACATCCTGTTCGCGGTTCGAGGTCTGGATCCTCTCGTGTACCTGGTGGGGGTACCCGTTTTTTGGGCAGCACTCGGTGTGATCGCTGCTCTTTTCAATCGCAATTTTGAGGAGGAATAATGCCATTCGGATGGAAGCGTCGACAGGTGACCGACAAGATCGTCTCACCCAGTGGCACCCTGGTGCCCGTGGCGGGCGTCACGCGCAGCACGACGGGCGCAGCCGGTGATGTCACCGACAACCTGATCTACGCCAACCAGGCGCTGCGCTACACGCGCTCAGACCTGGTCTACATGTGCGTCAACAGGGTGGCAGAGATGGCCGCCATGCAGGCGACCAAGCTGCAGCTGTTCGACGCGAACTCCGAGCGTGACATCATCACGGGCTGGCCCACCAAGCCGGCGGATGAGCACCCGTTCATGGAGCTCTGGGACTCACCCAACCCGTGGAACAGCACCTTCGAGTTCGTCGAGAAGCAGCTGATCACCATGCAGCTGAACGGCAACGCGTATTGGCACCTTGACGATGGTGAGAAGCCAGTGGAGCAGAACGACCACCAGAAACTGGTCGAGCGGACCAAGGAACCTGTGGCCCTCTGGGCGGTGCGCCCCGATCGGCTGACGATCAAGCCGTCGGCGACAGAGTATATAGATGGCTACCTGTATGAGCTGGATGGGAGCAAGATCATGTTCAAGCCCAGCGCGATGACACACTTCAAGCGGTACCACCCGCTGAAGGATTACGAGGGGCTATCACCCATTGAGGCTGCCAACTACGCGTCCTCATCTGACCTGGCCGCGCAGATCCAGAACGCCGCCCTGTTCAAGAACGGGATGCGACTGGGAGGCGTGATCGAGAGTGACCGTGAGAGCGTGTCACCCGATCAAGTAAGAGCGATGCGTGAGTACCTGAAGGACACCTACACCGGGGATCCGTCGAAGGCTCACCAGGTGGCGTTCCTCTGGCAGTCGTTCAAGTACCGGGACATGGGCATGAATATGCGGGACATTGAGTTCATCGAGGGCACCAAGCTCAATAGGATGCGGATCTTCGGCATCTTCGGCGTGCACCCGGCGGTGATACTGAGCGAGGACGTCAATCGCTCTAATGCAGAGGTTGGAGAGTACATGACCCTGAAGTACACGGTCGCACCGTCGCTGGAGCGGATAGCCGCCACCATGACGATGATGATCAACACCGTGTACGAGGGTGGCACTGAGAACATTGAGGCCCACTTCGAGGGGGTAGTCCCACAAGACGAGGCACTGGAGGCCGAGGTCGCGGACAAGCGCGCTCGTGCGGTCAAGACGTTGATCCAGGCACTTGGTCCGGAGTTGGGCGTTATGGAGTCCCAGAGGCAGGGGCTGCTCGATGAGAAGGTGGACCACAAGCTCATCCCCCCTCGCATGGTACCAGGAGTGGGATTTGGAGTGACAGATTTTGACGCTGCCGATGAGCCCACTGACGACTAAGCAGAAGGACGAGAACAGAGCTCTCTGGAGCAAGGGTATGCTCGCTGCCTCCCGTGAGCTCTTCAGCGTGGTTGGTGACCGGCGCAGCTCTGCTGACGCGATGTACGCCACGGTTAAGACCTACGGCACCGGCATGCCGCCGATGGTATGTATGTGCGGCAAGCCTTTAGCCTGGGAAGACTGGCCTAATCATTGGCGGGATAAACATGGCATCTAGACTAAAGGTGGCTGCACCCTCTGCTAGCTTCGGTCAGGGTGAGGGGCGCTTCCCCGAGACGTCCCCACTCCACGACATCTACCGCGACTGGGAGAGGCGGTTCAACGAGCAGCTGGTGATCGGGTGGCAGCGAAAGTTCGAGCGCCTAATCCCCGAACTGCGTAAACTTTACCCTGACAAGGCCGGCCCGTTCAAGTACATGCGACCAGCTAAGACATTAGTTCCGCTGTATGAGGGCCACAGAGTACGCACGATCGAGCGATGGCTAAAGTTCGATGATGACCTGATCAGCCTGCCGCCCGAGTTCTGGGTGATGTGGGAGAATGGATACATAGCGGACATCCTCCCATTCATGGAGGAGGCGGCGCGCATGAGTGTCGACATAGCGGTAGGCGACCTTGAGGCCAACTTCGCCGTGTCCGTTGAGCCTGGTAGGGTTGACACTGACGTTGCTGACTGGGCGTTTCAGCACACGATGCATCTGGTGCGAGAGTCGAGCCCGCTGTTCAAGCAGACCCTCACCGACACCGACAAGAAGAACCTCAGGAGCAGCCTTGCTTCGTGGATCGAGACTGGCGGTACCTTCCCTGAGCTGGTGACCAAGATCCAAGAGGGCACGTGGATGAGCCACAGCCGCGCCGCGACGATCGCCGCGACCGAGGCCACCCGGGCGTACGCAGAGGGTGCTTTGGTGGCGTGGAGAGAGTCCGGTGTGATTACACATAAGCGGTGGTCTTCAGCCCGAGATGAATTGGTGTGTCCTATTTGCCGCCCGCTCGACGGCACGAGGGTGTTACTCGATTCACTTTTCTTTACCGATCTGGGTGAGGTCGACGGGCCTCCAAGTCACGTAAATTGTCGCTGCTGGATCACGGCCGCGGTCACTAGTGAGCTGGGCGACGCGTTCGACGAGTTTACGGGTACTACTAGCTTGGACAATCCGATCTTCGGTCCCACTGACGATGGCTAAAACTCAAACATTAGAACTCACACTGGACGCCCGAGATGTGGTCCGCGCTGCCGAGGCGTTCAAGAAGTTCCCGCACGCGCTGCAGAAGGCGACGGAGTTCGCGACCATACAGTCGTTGGTGATTGCCCAGAGGCATCTAGCGATCTACCCACCCCCGCCCATTGGGTCTACGTACAGGCGCACGGGCACGCTTGGTCGACGTTGGCGCTTCTTGAAGGGCAGCGTGTCCGGCAGCCCTCGTAAGGTGCGCGGGTCTGTCTGGAACGTCACCCCCTATGCTCAGTGGGTGCAAGACGAGCAGCGTCAGGCCTGGATGCATAGGGGCCGGTGGAACACGGTGCAGACAGTCATTCGGGGTCCGTTCTTGAAGCTGTACATCCGCTTCTTCCGGAAGGCGATCTTGCGCGTGACGGAGAACATCCTAAAGACCAGGCGTTAGGGTTCGCAGTAGTCGGTGAAATAGTTTATAATAGCAAGGTCAAGGTCAAGACCTCGTGGGGGCGAGGAGCTTGGCCTGTTTTTATGTCTGAGGACACCTATCTAGCAACACCCCAGAAGTGGTTCGACGAGTTCAACAAGGAATTCAATCTCCAGGTTGACTACGCCGCGTCCGATAAGTTCCACCTCTTGCCCAAATGGGTGACCGAGGACATGGACGCTTTCAAAATGGACTGGAAAGATGATGGTTGGTGCTCGCCGCCTTGGCATCTCGGACTAGAGCAGTGGGTCAGCAAAGCATCTGAAGAGAGCTCAAAGCATGGTAGCACGATTGTCATGCTGCTACCGATACGACAAGAGTCAAGTTGGTGGAAGAACGCCGTAAGGTTAGGCGTCGAGATCCGTGTTGTCGATTTGGACTTCACTCCAATGGGTGGCGACAAGGACCGGAAGTTCACTGTAGAACCTCACTGCTTGTGGATATTCAAAGGAGCAATTATGGCAACAGAGAAGAACGAGAGTGAGTTCGTAGAGGCGCGCTTGGAGGCAATCAACTCCGCGCTCTGGAACGCATTTCCAAATGCTAGCTGGGCATATGTGGTCGCGACGAATGAGGACGAGAAGTTTGTCATTGCTGACATCGAGGACGACTACTACAAGATTAGCTACAGCTACACTGAGGATATTGGGTACGCGTTCAGTGGCACTGTGCAGTGG